ATGACATTCGATCCGGGGTCGTTTGAACCGGGGGCCGAACAGGTCGGGGCGCAGGTGACGCGCCACGATCCGATCGAGACCATAGAGATCGCAAGCGGCGTCTTTCGGGACGCCGCCGAAGACATGGAGCGGCTGCGGCGCAAGCTGCGGGCCGGTGATCTGGGCGAGCTGAAGGACGCCGCCGCCATGGCGCGCAGCCTGCGCAACGCGACGCAGCAGATGATCGAGGAAAGGAACAAGGTTGACAAACTTCGCAAGGAAATTGCCGGAGGGGTCGGGGACGGCTGTTTCGACCTTGACGCCGCCCGCGATGAAATCGGGCGCCGCCTGGCTTGCCTCCGCCGCGCCGAGGGAGGTTGACGCGTTCCTGGCCGGCCTGAGCGACAATGCGCTGGCGAGCCTGCCGTGGATCTTCGAGTTCTGGGCGCTGCCGCATCAGCTGCCGCCGCGTGGCGACTGGAAAAGCTGGGTCATCATGGGCGGACGGGGCGCGGGCAAGACGCGTGCCGGGGCTGAATGGGTGCGCCGCAAGGTCGAGGGGGCGACGCCGCAGGCGCGGGGAGAGTGTTCGCGGGTGGCGCTGATTGGCGAGACCTTCGATCAGGCCCGCGAGGTGATGGTGATGGGCGACAGCGGGATCCTGGCTTGCTCGCCCCCCGACCGGCGTCCGGTGTGGGAGGCGTCGCGGCGCAGGCTGGTCTGGCCCAATGGCGCGACCGCGACGGTCTATTCCGCCCATGAGCCAGAGGCGCTGCGCGGGCCGCAATTCGACGCGGCCTGGGTGGACGAACTGGCCAAGTGGAAGAAGGCCGAGGAGAGTTGGGACATGCTGCAATTCGCGCTGCGTCTGGGCAGTCATCCGCAGCAGGTCGTGACCACCACGCCGCGCAATGTCGAGGTGCTGAAACGCATCCTGCGCAGCGCCTCTACGGTGACGACGCAGGCGCCGACCGATGCCAACCGCGCCTATCTGGCCGAGAGCTTTCTGGCCGAGGTCGAAGCGCGTTACGGCGGCACCCGGCTAGGCCGGCAAGAGCTGGAGGGCGTGCTGCTGGAGGATGTCGAGGGTGCGCTGTGGACCTCGGCCATGGTCGAGGCGGCACGGGTCGACCGGCTGCCGGATCTGGATCGGATCGTGGTCGCCATCGATCCCGCGGTCAGCGGGGCCGAGGGGTCGGACGAATGCGGGATCGTCGTCGCCGGCGTGGTGACGCAGGGGCCGCCCAAGGACTGGCGGGCCTATGTGATCGAGGATGCCAGCCTGCGCGGCAGTCCCAGCGACTGGGCGCGCGGCGCCATTGCGGCGATGGATCGCCACAAGGCCGAGAAGCTGGTGGCCGAGGTCAACCAGGGCGGCGATCTGATCGAAAGCGTGCTGCGCCAGCTTGATCCGCTGGTGCCCTTCCGGGGGCTGCGGGCCTCGCGCGGGAAGGCGCTGCGGGCAGAGCCGGTGGCGGCGCTGTATGAGCAGGGCCGGGTGAAGCATCTGCGCGGGCCGTCGCTGGGCGCGCTGGAAGATCAGATGTGCCGGATGAGCCTGCGCGGCTATGAGGGGCGCGGCTCTCCGGACCGGGTCGATGCGCTGGTCTGGGCCATCCACGAGCTGATGATCGAGCCGGCGAGCGGCTTTCGACAGCCGCAGATGCGCAGCCTGTGACGCTGACGGATATCGAGGAAAACCGGGGGCCGCCAATTCGGGCGGCCCTTTTCTTTTCGACAGGAACGGAGGCGAGGCATGGCGTTTCGTTTGTTTTCCCGGTCGCCGCAAGGCGCGCCGGTCATCGAGGGAAAGGCCAGCGCCAGCGGCCGCGTGGCGGCGCTTGCGGCCGGATACGGGCGCTCGGTCTGGTCGGCGCGCGACACCGGCAGCCTGACCCGCGGCGGGTTCATCGCCAACCCGGTCGGGTTCCGGGCCGTGCGGCTGATCTGCGAGGCGGCGGCGGCGGTGCCGCTGATCTGCCAGGACCGCGAGCAGCGCTATGACACCCATCCGGTGCTGGACCTGCTGCGCCGGCCCAATCCGGGGCAGGGTCGGGCCGAGCTGTTCGAAGCGCTGTTCGGCCAGATCCTGCTGAGCGGGAACGGCTATCTGGAAGCGGTCGGCGTCAGCGGCGAGGGCCTGCCGGCCGAGCTGCATGTGCTGCGATCTGACCGGATGAGCGTGGTGCCGGGCGAGGATGGCTGGCCGGTGGCCTTCGAATATGCGGTGGGCGGGCACAAGCACCGTTTCGACATGCGCGGCAGCCCCGACCCGATCTGCCATATCCGCAGCTTCCACCCGACCGACGATCATTACGGTCTGTCGCCCTTGCAGGCGGCGGCGGTGGCGGTCGATGTCCACAACAGCGCCTCGGCCTGGTCCAAGGCGCTGCTGGACAATGCGGCGCGGCCCTCGGGGGCGATCATCTACAAGGGGCCGGACGGGCATGGCAACCTGTCGGCCGAGCAATATGAGCGTCTGGTCGTCGAGATGGAGACGCATCATCAGGGCGCGCGCAATGCCGGGCGCCCGATGCTGCTGGAAGGCGGGCTGGACTGGAAGCCGATGGGGTTCTCGCCCTCGGACATGGAGTTTCACGAGACCAAGCTGTCGGCGGCGCGGGAGATCGCGCAGGCGTTCGGGGTGCCGCCGATGCTGATCGGCATCCCCGGCGACGCCACCTATGCCAATTACGCCGAGGCGCACCGGGCCTTTTACCGCCTGACCGTGCTGCCGCTGGCCAGCCGGGTCGCGGCGGCGGTGGCGTGGTTCCTGTCCGAGCATCTGGGCGCCGAGGTCGATCTGCGTCCTGACGCCGACCAGGTCCCGGCGCTGGCGGCGGAACGGGAGCAGCTGTGGGCGCGGGTGGGCGCGGCGAGTTTTCTGACCGACGCCGAGAAGCGCGCCGCGCTGGGCCTGCCGCCACTGGGCGATGACGGGACCGCCTGAGATGGAAGGCTCTCGCTTTGTCGACGGCTATGACCCGCATCACCACCGTTTCGAGGCACAGGAGCGTGTCATGGCATTGCAGTTCGGCGCGGTGGACAAGCGGCTGGAGCGGATCGAGGCCCTGATCGAGGGGCTGGAAAAGCGGCTGTGGATGACGGTTTACGGCGTCGTCGCCGTGATCCTGTCGCAGGCCGTGCAGTCGATCCTGGAATTTGCACCGAAAGGAGGCTGACCGATGAAGAGCGGTCTGGAGTTGAAATTCGCCGGGGGCAAGCCGGTGATGACCGAGGGTTCGGTCATTGAAGGCTATGCCAGCCGCTTCGGCCTGGCCGATCAGGGCGGGGATGTGGTGACGCGGGGCGCGTTCGCCGCCTCGCTGAAGCGGGTCGCGGGGCGGGGCGACAAGGTTCGGATGCTGTGGCAGCACGATCCGACCCGCCCCATCGGGGTCTGGGACGAGATCCGCGAGGACGAGACCGGGCTGTGGGTGCGCGGCAGGCTGCTGCCCGACGTGGGGCTGGCCCGCGAGGCGGCGACGCTGATCGAGGCTGGGGCCATTGACGGGCTGTCCATCGGCTATCGCACGCTGCGCGCCCACAAGGACGACCGCGGCCGCCGCCTGCTGACCGAGGTCGAGTTGTGGGAGGTGTCGCTGGTCACCTTCCCGATGCTGCCCGAGGCCAAGCTGGGCCGCAAGGGGCGGGACGACGAGCCCGAGCATGACGAACTCGCCGCGGCGCTGGTCGCTGCGACGGAGGCCCTGCGCGGCTGAGCCGCGGGGGCAGGGGTTCGGGTCGGGCCTGCCGTGGCGCCCGATCCGGCAACGGGCCTTGGCCCATTTCATCCACGAGGAGACGCTGATGACCGAGGTCACATCCGGGGACGCGACCGCGCCCGCGCCCGGCGAGCTGAAGGGTGCGCTGCTGGGGTTCGTGAACGAACTCCGCACGTTCCGCGACGACATTCAGAAGAAACTGAACACACAGGATGAACGCATGAGCATGTTCGAACGCAAGACCGCCTTCCGCGCCCGCAGCCCGCTGTCGACCGAGGCCAACCCCGCCGCCCCGCATCAGAAGGCGTTCAACGCCTATCTGCGCCGCGGCGACGAGACCGGGATGCGCAGCCTCGCCATCGAGGAGAAAAGCCTGACCACCGCCGACAACGCCTTCATCGCCTCGCCGCAACTGGCCGAGAGCGTGCAGAACGTGCTGAGCAATGCCGTCTCGCTGCGGGCGCTGGCCAATGTCGTGCAGGTCGAGGCCGCCACTTATGAGGCGCTGATCGACTCGGACGATCTGGTCACCGGCTGGGCGACCGAGACGGCGGCGGCAGAGACCGCGCCCGCGCATATCGAGCGCATCCAGATCGCGCTGCACGAGCTGTCAGCCATGCCGCGCGCCAGCCAGCGCCTGCTGGACGATGCCGCCTTTGACATCGAAACCTGGCTGGCTGGGCGCATCGCCGAGAAATTCGCCCGCGCCGAGGCCGCGTCCTTCCTGATGGGCGACGGCATCAACAAGCCGCGCGGCCTGCTGCGCCAGACGCTGGACATGACCGGCAAGGGCGACATCCGCCGGATCGGCGCCATCAAGACCGGCGCGGCGGGCGGATTCGCGGCCAATAACGGTGCCGGCGTGCTGATCGACCTGGTCTATGCGCTGCCGGCCGGGCACCGCGCCAATGCGGCCTTCATCATGAGCTCGAAAACCGCGGCCGCGGTGCGCAAGCTGAAGGATGGCGATGGCCGCTTCATCTGGGCCGACAGTCTGGCGGCGGGCGAGCCGGCGCGGCTGCTGGGCTATCCGGTGATGCTGTCCGAGGACATGCCCGAGATCGAGACCGACAGCGTCTCGATCGCGTTCGGCGATTTCAAGGCCGCCTATACCATCGTCGAGCGTCCCGAGCTGCGCGTGCTGCGTGACCCCTTCTCGGTCAAGCCGCATGTGCTGTTCTACGCCACCAAGCGCGTCGGTGGCGGGCTGGTCGATGGACGTGCCGTCAAGGTCCTGCGGTTCGGCGCCTGATCCCAGGCCGTCGAGGGTCGCGCCGGCCGTCGCTCCGCCGGTTCAGCAACTGTCCGCGCACGCCCGGAAACGGCGTGCCGGCGCGGCTTTTTCCTGTGAATGCGGGCCTATGGGTCCAGCCTGGACGGGGGGTTCGGGATGATACTTGTCGAAGAAACGACGCTGGCCGATGGGGCGCTGCCGGTGGCCGAGTTGCGCGCGTATCTGCGGCTGGGCACTGGCTTTGATCTTGCGGATGACGGTGACGAGAACCGCGCGCTGGCGGGGTTTCTGCGCGCGGCCATGGCCACCATCGAGGGGCGGACCGGCAAGGTGCTGCTGCGCCGCGACTATCGTCTGGTGCTGCAGGACTGGCGCGATCCGTGCGGCCAGCCGTTGCCGATGGCGCCGGTGGGCCGGGTCGATGCGGTCCAGATCGAGGCCGCCGATGGCAGCCTGCGGACCCTGCCGCCCGAAAGCTGGCGGCTGGTCGAGGATGTGATGCGCCCGCTGATCCGCCCGCGCGGCGCGGCCCTGCCCGACGTGCCAGATGGCGGCAGCGCGGTCATCCGCTTTACCGCCGGCTTCGCGGATGAATGGGCGCTGGTGCCCGCCGATCTGGCGCAGGCGGTGCTGATGCTGGCCGCGCGCTATTACGAGGATCGCGGCCAGGAAGCCGGGCGCGCCCTGCCGATGGGGGTCAGCGCCTTGATCGAGCGCTGGCGCGCGGTCCGGGTTCTGGCCGGGCGGGGGGCGCGCTGATGGTGCCGCCACGTCTGACCGTGCCCCTGATCCTGGAAACGCGCGAGCGTCAGCCCGACGGGATGGGCGGGCACAGTGTGCACTGGGTGGTGCTGGGGCAGGTGTTCGCCGCGATGAAGGCCGGGCGCGGCGCGATGCGGGGCGCCGAGGCCGGGCCGGAAAGCGTCGCCGGCTGGACCATCACGCTGCGCGGCTTTGCGGCCGGCGATCCGCGCCGGCCCCGGCCGGGGCAGCGGTTACGAATGGGGACGCGGCTGTTCCGGATCGACTCGGTCGCCGAGGCGGACGCCGCCGGCCGCTATGTGCAGGTCATTGCCGAGGAGGAACTGGCATGAGCTATCAGGCTTCGGTCGCCCTGCAGGGTGCGGTCTATCAATGCCTGCGGACCGATGCGGCGCTGGGGGTGCTGGTCGGGGACGCGATCTTTGATGCGCTGCCGGTGGATGCGCCGGCCGGCGTCTATGTCTCGCTTGGCCCCGAGGATGCGCGGGGCTTCGCCGACAGCAGCGGCGCCACGACGCGGCATGACTTCGTCGTCTCGGTCCTGGCCGGCAGCGATGACAGCGCCGGGTTTCGCGCCGTCAAACAGGCCGCCGTGGCCGTCAGCACGGCGCTGGAAGGCGCCGAACTTGTCACCGATGCGGGTCGGCTCGCCGGCCTGTGGTTTCTGCGCGCCCGCGCCAAGCGGGTCGAAAATGGCGCCGGACGACGGGTCGATCTGACCTTTCGCGCGCTGATGGATCTGGCCTGAGGAGGCAAACATGGCGGTTCAAAACGGACGCGATCTGTTGATCAAGATGGACATGACCGGGGCGGGCGAGTTCGAGACCGTGGCCGGTCTGCGGGCGACCCGGATCGGGTTTAACGCCGAAAGCGTCGATGTCACCAGCCTGGAAAGCGAAGGCCGCTGGCGCGAATTGCTGGCCGGGGCGGGGGTGCGCTCGGCCTCGATTTCTGGGTCGGGGGTGTTTCGCGACGCGGTGACCGATGGCCGGGCGCGGCAGGTGTTTTTCGACGGCGAGGTGCCGCGCTGCCAGGTCATCATTCCCGATTTCGGCATTGTCGAGGGGCCGTTCCAGATCACCTCGCTGGAATATGCCGGCAGCCATAATGGCGAGGCGACCTATGAGATCGCACTCGCCAGCGCCGGTGCGCTGAGCTTTCTGGCGCTGTGATGGTCAACCCGATGCGTGGTGAGGTCCAGGTCACGCTGGACGGGGTACCGCATGCCGCGCGGCTGACGCTGGGCGCGCTGGCAGAGTTGGAGGCGGCGCTGCAGACCGGCTCGCTGGTCGAACTGGCGGCGCGGTTCGAGGAGGGGCGGTTCTCGGCCCGCGACGTGATCGCGGTGATCGAGGCGGGCTTGCGCGGCGGCGGCTGGCGTGGTGCGCGCGAGGCGCTTCTGGCCGCTGACGTCGCGGGCGGGCCAGTTGGTGCGGCGCGGGCGGCCGGCATGCTGCTGGCGCGGGCCTTCGCGCTGCCCCCGGCATGAGCGGTGGGCTGGACTGGCCGGGGCTGATGCGCGCGGGCCTTGCCGGTTTGCGCCTGACGCCGGACCAGTTCTGGCAGCTGACCCCGGCGGAACTGGCGCTGATGCTGGGGATCGAACCCGATGCGGCCCCGATGAGCCGGTCGCGGCTGGAGGCGCTGAGCCGCCTGTGGCCCGACCGCCCCCCGAGCAAGGAGACGGAAGATGGCGGACCGGAACGGATTTGACCGCGACAGCGACATGCTGGAGCAGGAATACCACAAGACCTCGCAAATGACGGCGGTGCTGTCGGCGGAGTTGGGTCGGATGCAGCAGTCGATGCTGCTGACCAGCCGCGAGGCAGACAGCTTTGCCAATGGCATGACCAGCGGGCTGAAACGCGCCTTTGACGGGCTGATCTTTGACGGCATGAAGCTGAGCGACGCGCTGACCGGCATTGCCCGAAGCATGTCCGACACCGCCTATTCGATCGCGATGAAGCCGATCAAGGATGCGGTCTCGGCGGCGCTGTCGCAGTCGCTGGGCGGCGGGGCGGGCGGTGAGCCGCTGCCGTTTGCCAAGGGCGGGGCGTTCGCGCAGGGTCGGGTCACGGCCTTTGCCAAGGGCGGCGTTGTTTCGCAGCCCACGCATTTTCCCATGCGCGGCGGCACCGGGCTGATGGGCGAGGCCGGGCCCGAGGCGATCATGCCGCTGACGCGGGGCGCCGATGGGCGGCTGGGGGTCGCGGCGGCAGGCGGCACTTCGCGGCCGGTCAGCGTCAACATCACCGTCAACACGCCCGATGTGGCGGGGTTTGCCCGCTCGCAAAGCCAGATCGCCGCGCAGATGGGCCGGCTGCTGGCGCGCGGCCAGCGAAATATGTGAGGCATCATGTTCCACGAGATCAGATTTCCGGCCAACCTTTCCTTCGGGTCGGTCGGCGGGCCCGAGCGGCGGACCGAGATCGTCACGCTGACCAACGGCCACGAGGAGCGTAACACCCCCTGGGCCCATTCGCGGCGGCACTATGATGCCGGGTTGGGGCTGCGCTCGCTGGATGACATCGCGGCGCTGATCGCGTTTTTCGAGGGGCGGGGCGGCCAGCTGCACGGCTTTCGCTGGAAGGACTGGGCCGATTACAAAAGCTGCGCGCCCAGCCGCGCGCTAGAGTTTACCGACCAGCAGATCGGGGTCGGCGACGGGCGGTTGCAGCAGTTCCAGCTGTGCAAGGCCTATGCCTCGGGTCCGGGGCGCTATGTCCGGCCAATCCTGAAGCCGGTGCTGGGCACGGTGCTGCTGGGCGTGGGCGGCGAGCCGCAGCGCGAGGGGCTGGATTTCTACGTCGATCCGGCGACCGGCATCATCAGCCTGACCACCGCCGCCGGACCGGGGGCCGAGATCACGGCGGGCTTCGAATTCGACGTGCCGGTCCGCTTCGACACCGACCGGATCGCGGTTTCGGTCGCGTCGTTTCAGGCGGGCGACATGCCGCAGGTTCCGGTGATCGAGGTGCGGCCATGACGACGACGAGCATGGCGCGCGCCTGGTCGATCACGCGCAAGGACGGGGTGGTGCTGGGCTTCACCGATCACGACGGCGCATTGAGCTTTGCCGGGGTGGCGTTTCGACCGCGTGCGGGTCTGACGGCGCAGGCGGTGGTTCAGGGCGCGGGGCTGTCGGTCGACAATACCGAGGCCGTGGGTGCCCTGTCAGATGAGGCGATCACCGAACGCGACATCCTGGCCGGGCGCTGGGACGGGGCGGAACTGCGGCAATGGGATGTGGACTGGCAGGCGCCGGACCAGCACCGGCTGGTGTTTCGCGGGCATCTGGGCGAGGTCTCGCGCAGCGGCGGTGCCTTCAAGGCCGAGCTGCGCGGGCTGGCCGAGGCGCTGAACCGGCCGATGGGGCGGGTGTTCCATCCGCGTTGTTCGGCCGTGCTGGGCGATGCTGCCTGCAAGGTCGATCTGACGCGGCCGGGGCTGACAGGCGAGGGGCATGTCATCTCGGTCGAGGGCGGTCGGCTGCGGCTGGGCGGGCTCGAAGGCTTTTCCGATCGGTGGTTCGAGCGGGGGATGCTGCGTCTGACCTCTGGCGCGGCCGAGGGGTTGTCGGGGCATGTCAAGAACGACCGGGCGCTGCCGCAGGGCGAGCGCGAGGTCGATCTGTGGAGCCAGACCGGCATCCTGCCCGCGCCGGGCGACCGGGTGAAGCTGATCGCGGGCTGCGACAAGGCCGCCGAGACCTGCCGGCTGAAGTTCAACAACTATCTGAACTTTCACGGCTTTCCGCATCTGCCGCAAGAGGATTGGCTGATGGCGCCGGGCAAGGAGAGCGGCCGGTCCGAAGAGATCTTGCGCAAGTTCCGCGAGGGGGGTGGCATTGTCGAGGTCTGACGTCGTCCACATCGCCCGCGCCTGGATCGGCACGCCCTATGTCCATCAGGCGAGCGTCCGGGGTGCGGGCGCCGACTGCCTGGGCCTGATCCGGGGGATCTGGCGCGAGTTGCATGGGCACGAGCCCGAGGCCGCGCCCGCCTATACCCCCGATTGGGGCGAGTATGACGGGGCCGAGCTGCTGCTGGCCGGCGCCCGGCGCAACCTGCTGCCCGATGACGAGGCCGACGAATTGGGGCAGGTGCTGCTGTTCCGGATGCGCAGCGGGGCGGTGGCCAAGCATCTGGGCATCGTCTCGGCCGTCGGCGCACGGCCCGCCTTCATCCACGCCTATGATCGCCACGGCGTCACCGAAAGCCCGCTTTCGACGCCCTGGCGCCAGCGGATCGCCGCGCGCTTCCGCTTTCCCTGACCACGCAAGGAGTTCGCCATGGCGACGATCCTGTTATCCGCTGTCGGTGCCTCGCTGGGGGCGGGATTTGGCGGCACTGTTCTGGGCCTGGGCGGCGCGGTCATCGGCCGCGCCATCGGCGCCACTGTCGGCCGGGTCATCGATCAGCGGCTGCTGGGCGGCGGCGCGCAGGCGGTCGAGACCGGCCGCATCGACCGGCTGCGCTTCCAGACCACCGGCGAAGGCGTGCCGATCCCGCGTGTCTGGGGCCAGATGCGCCTGCCGGGTCACGTCATCTGGGCCGCGCCGCTGACCGAGATCTCGTCCTCGCGCAAGGCGGGGAAGGGGACGGCGCCGCGGGTCACCAACGTCTCGTATCGGCTCAGCTTTGCGCTGGCGATCTGCGAGGGGCCTATCCTGGGCATCGGGCGCGTCTGGGCGGATGGCGAGGAAGTTGCGCCCGCTGACATGAACATGCGCGTCTATACCGGCAGCGAGGATCAGCAGCCCGACCCCTGCATCGCCGCCCACGAGGCCGAGGCCGCGCCCGCCTATCGAGGCACGGCCTATGTGGTGATCGAAGAACTAGCGCTGGAGAAATGGGGCAACCGTCTGCCGCAGCTGAGCTTTGAGGTCACGCGCGCCAGCCAGAGCGGCGGCGATCTGTCGCAGCAGGTGCAGGCGGTGGCGATGATTCCCGGAACGGGGGAATATTCGCTGGCGACGACTTCGGTCAGCTATGATCTGGGTCTAGGCGCGCGGGCGGCCGCCAACAGCGCCACGGCGCTGGCGCGGACGGATTTTCTGGCCTCGCTGGATTGTCTGCGTCGGGAGTTGCCGCGGGCCAGGTCGGTGTCGCTGGTGGTGTCGTGGTTCGGGGACGATCTGCGCGTCGGTCATTGCACCCTGCGGCCCAAGGTCGAGGATACCGGCCGCGACGGCGATGCCATGAGATGGCGCGCGGGCGGGATCGGTCGGGCGCAGGCGCAGATGGTGGCGCGAAAGGATGACCGGCCGATCTATGGCGGGACGCCTGCCGATGCCTCGGTCGTCGAGGCGCTGCGGGCGCTGCGTGCGGAAGGCTGCAAGCCGGTCTTTTATCCCTTCATCCTGATGGAGCAGCTGGCCGGGAATGGTCGGCCCGATCCGTGGTCGGGCGCGGCGGATCAGCCGATCATGCCATGGCGCGGTCGCATCACCGCCGAGATCGCACCCGGTCGCGAGGGCAGCCCGGACGGCAGCGCCGAGAACGCCGCCGATATCGCGCGGTTCTTCGGCACCGCCGCCCGCGAGGATTTTTCCGTGCGCGACGGCCGCGTGATCTATAGCGGCCCGACCGAGTGGAGCTATCGCCGCTTTATCCTGCATTACGCGTATCTCTGCGCGTTGGCGGGTGGGGTGGACGCGTTCCTGATCGGCTCGGAAATGGTCGGGCTGACGCAGTTGCGCGGGCCGGGAAACGGCTTTCCGGCGGTCGCGGCGCTGCGGGCGCTTGCGGCGGATGTGCGCGCTATTCTCGGGCCGTCGGTCAAGATCAGCTATGCCGCCGACTGGTCGGAATATTACGGCTATCACCCCGGCGGTGGCGAGGCGTTCTTTCACCTCGACCCGCTTTGGGCCGATGCGAATATCGACTTCATCGGCATCGACAACTACATGCCGCTGTCCGACTGGCGTGAGGGCGAGGAGCATCTGGATGCCCATTGGGGCCGGATCGACGCGCCCGGCTATCTGGAATCGCAGGTCGCGGGGGGCGAAGGGTATGACTGGTATTATGCCGATCCCGCCCATCGCGAGGCGCAGATTCGCACGGCCATCACGGACGGCACCCATCAGGAGCCGTGGCTGTGGCGCTACAAGGATCTGCTGAACTGGTGGTCGCGTCCGCATCACGACCGGCCCGAGGGCGAGCGCAGCGCGGTGGCGACTGCCTGGGTGCCGCGATCAAAACCGTTCTGGTTCACCGAGATCGGCTGCGCGGCGCTGGACAAGGCGACCAACCAGCCGAACAAGTTCCTGGACGCCAACAGCTCGGAATCGATGCTGCCCTATTACTCGACCGGGCGGCGCGACGATGTGGTGCAGGCGGCCTATCTGCGGGCGCTGACCGGCTATTGGGGCGATCCGGCGAACAACCCGACCGGCGTCTATGGCGGGCCGATGGTGGACATGTCGCGCGCCCATGTCTGGTGCTGGGACGCGCGTCCCTTTCCGGCCTTTCCGGGGCGGGTCGATCTGTGGGCTGACGGCCCGGCGTGGGAGCGGGGGCATTGGCTGAACGGGCGCGCCGGTGCCGTGCCGCTGGCCTCGCTCGTGGCGGATGTTTGTCTGGCCGCGGGGGTCAGGGCGTTTGACAGCGCGGGGCTGTCGGGGGTGGTGCGCGGCTATGTGGCGCAGGGCGGCGAGACGCCGCGTGCGGTGCTGCAACCGCTGATGCTGGCGTATGGCTTCGACGCGGTCGAGCGTGACGGCGTGCTGCGCTTTGTCATGCGCGACGGGCTGGTGACGGCGGCCCTGTCCGAGCCGGAGCTGGCCGAGCAGCAGGACGGGGCGCATGAGACGGTGCGCGCGCCCGATGCCGAGATGACCGGCCGGCTGCGGCTGTCGCATGTTGCGGTGGGGGATGCCTATGCGACCTCGACCGTCGAGGCGGTGCTGCCGGGCGATCCCTCGCCCGCCGTGGCCGAGAGCGAGATCCCGCTGCTGCTGACCGTTCCAGAGGCATGCGCCGTGGCCGAACGCTGGCTGGCCGAATCGCATATCAGCCGCGACACGATCCGCTTTACCCTGCCGCCCTCGCAGGCGCGGTTCGGGCCGGGGGATGTGATCGCCTTGACCCGGCGCGGCGATACCGGGCTCACGCGCTGGCGCATCGACCGGGTCGAGCGGGCGGGCAGCGTCACCGTCGATGCCGTGCGGACCGAGGCCGGCGTCTATCGCCCGGCGGACCAACTGGACCACGCCATCAGCGTGCCGCGCTATCAGCCGCCCTTGCCGGTGCTGCCGGTGATCATGGACCTGCCGCTGATGCGCGGGTCCGAGGTGCCGCACGCGCCGCATCTGGCGGTGGCGGCGAAGCCCTGGCCGGGCTCGGTCGCCGCCTATGCCTCGGACGAGGCCGAAGGCGGCTTCATGCTGAACGCGACGCTGCCGCAGGGGGCGATGATCGGGCGGACTGAAAACGTCTTGCCGCGTGCACGCTCCGGTCTGCTTGACCGGGGCGAGCCGCTGCGGGTGCGGTTCAGCGATGGGGCGCTGTCGTCCGTCTCGATGCAGTCGCTGCTGCAGGGTGCTAACCGGATCGCGATTGGCGATGGCAGCCCGGAGAACTGGGAGATCCTGCAGTTCCGCGCCGCGGTGCCCTTGGCGCCCGGCTATTGGGCGCTGAGCGAGCGGTTGCGCGGGCAATGCGGGACCGACGCGCTGATGCCCGAGGCCTGGCCCATCGGCTCGGTCGTCGTGGTGCTGGACGAATCGCTGACGCAGCTGGGGCTGGACCCGGTGCTGCTGGGGCAACGCCGCTATTGGCGGATCGGGCCGGCGCAGCGGGCGGTGGACGATGCCAGCTATGTGTTGCGCGAAACCGCGACGCGGGGCGCCGGGCTGCGGCCGCTGTCGCCCTGTCACCTGCGGCTGACGGGCAACCGGCTGGGCTGGACCCGCCGCACGCGGCATCAGGGCGACCGCTGGGATCTGCCCGAGATCCCGCTGGCCGAGGCGCGCGAATCCTATCTGGTGCGCGTCGTGGCGGATGGGGTGACGCGCGATTTCAGCACCGCCTCGCCGTCGCTGGTGCTGCCTGCCGATCTGCTGGCGCTGGTCGGGACCGGGCGGATGACCGTCGCGGTGGCGCAGGTCTCTGACGATTACGGCCCCGGCCTATTCACCGAAAGGAGCTTTTGATGACCGACCAAGCGACCCCCCGACTGTCCCTGCCTCTGGTGCAGGCGGCGCAAGCCCAGAAGCATGTGACGGTGAACGAATCGCTGGCCCGGCTGGACGGGATGGTGAACCTTGTCTTGCAAAGCGTGCAGCTTGACGCGCCCCCCGGCCAGCCGGTCGGGGGGGCGTGCTACGGCGTTCCGCCGGGCGCGAGCGGTGCCTGGGCCGGGCAGGACGGGCGCATTGCCATGGCCGCGAATGGCGGCGGGTGGAGCTATGCCGAGCCGCGGCGCGGGATGCAGGCCTTTGTCGCCGATCGCGGCGTCAGTGCGGTGTTCGATGGTGAACTGTGGGTCGAGGGCGCGCTGACGCTGGGTCAGTTCGGCTCTGCCCTGATGGCGCGGACCGAAGAGATCGAGCTGGATCTGACGGCGGGCGGTAGCGTCACCTCGACGCTCTACCTGCCCCCCGGCGGAATGGTGATTGGGGTCGCGGCGCGGGTGACGCAGGCGATTACAGGCTCGCTGTCCAGCTGGCGGCTGGGGACCGAGGGCGCGATGGACCGCTTTGGCGCGAATCTGGGCACGCAGGCGGGGTCATGGGCGCGGGGGATGCTGTCGCAGCCGCTGACCTATTGGGAGCCTGCGCCGGTGATGCTGACCGCGACCGGCGGCGAGTTTGCCGGCGGGCGGGTGCGAATCGCGGCGCATTGGCTGGAACTCGGCCTGCCTGGGTGACGGCTTTCCGGCTGGGCGGGTTTGCGGTAAGTTGCGTCAAAAGGAGACCGCGATGAGCCGCAGCCTGCAGCCCCTGACCTCTGTCGTGCCGCCTTCGGGCGACGCGGCCATCTGGTCGCAGATCCGCGCCGAAGCCCATGACGCGATCACCGCCGAACCGCTGCTGGGCGCGCTGATCCATGCTGGGCTGCTGCATCACGACAACCTTCAATCCGCGCTGGCCTATCGATTCGCGATGAAGCTGTCCTCGGACGAGATGAGTGCGCAATTGCTGCGCGAGATCGCGGCCGAAGCCTATGCCTCGCGCCCGGAACTGGTCGCGGCGGCCAAGGCGGATCTGTGTGCGGTTTACGAGCGTGACCCGGCGACCCATCGGCTGATCCAGCCGCTGCTGTTCTACAAGGGATTTCAGGCGCTTCAAGCGTACCGCGTAGGGCATTGGCTGTGGACCGAAGGGCGGCGCGACATGGCGTATTTCGTGCAGATGCGCTGCTCGGAAGCGTTCGGGGTGGATATTCACCCGGCCGCGCGGGTCGGCAAGGGGGTCATGATCGACCACGCCCATTCCATCGTCATCGGCGAGACTGCGGTGGTCGGGGACGATGTGTCCATGCTGCATTCGGTGACGCTGGGCGGGACCGGCAAGGCGGATGGAGACCGGCATCCGAAGATCGGGGCAGGCGTGCTGATCGGGGCCGGGGCCAAGGTGCTGGGAAATATCCGCGTCGGCCATTCCAGCCGGATCGCGGCGGGCTCTGTCGTGCTGACCGAGGTGCCGCCTTGCAAGACCGTGGCCGGGGTGCCGGCGCGGATCGTGGGCGATGCCGGCTGTTCGGAACCCGCGATGAGTATGGACCACCTGATCGAGATGGTCGAGGATGGCCGGCGCGGCACCGAGGTCGGCGACGACTGA